GCTTCTGATTAAATCAATTTTAAATGGTGATTAAAATAATCTAAACAGAGACAGAAAAGAAGGAAGCTGTACCCTCGTTCCTACTCGGCGTGGCCGCGGCTTCCAGATGTGCAGGGATTGATTTCCCCTGCTGCTTTGCGTGCTTCTTCACACGCATGGGACCATGCATTGCCTGGGCTTGCCCCCGAGACAAGCAGGTCCATGTATACTCCACGCTTGATCCTATCGGAAAGCGTGGGGAATGCGCGCCTTGCTATCCTTGTGGCACGCGTCATTGTCATTCCTTGGTTTACGAGAGTTGAGAGGAGGGTTACACGGTCTGTCTCATTTTCATCTTCTTCATCAGAAGTGTCTATGATGTCAAACCTGTCCGCTTCGTCTTCGTCCTCTGTACTCTCAATGTCTGTATCTGTCTCTATGTCTTCTTTAAACTGGTCAGCAGAGTCTGGAGCATCCAAGTATTCGGTGTTGTCACTCTCATAACCATGACCAGATGCCCTGGAGCGTGGTATAGATGTCAGCATCTCATAACACATTTGCGTGGACTCAGGCAAAGGCATTATTAAATGGACCAAGCCTTTGTCCATGTGATATGCTGTGTTAGTTTTAAGTTCCACGTTATTCCAGACCCAACCAGGTGGCATAGCCCCATCAACAATAGATGTATTTGTCAACAAATACCATCCACCCTGGGTAAAACTTATCCCTGCTGTGTATGTGTCTCCTCTAACCAACAGGTTAGTTGTGGCATCCCCAGTGGCAGACGCCCTGTAAAAGTAACTCAGGTAGTTGTTCACCTGAAAACCAGTTGTCACTTTTACTAGGAACAGGCTTGTAACCTGGTGCTTGTTGTTGGTCTGCGCTGTAACAAATTGTTTGATGGCATACACATCAGCTTTTTTCGAGCTGTTCACAAGTACCTGCAGGCCTTGTATTGGGGCAGGGGCCTCAGATGGTTGAAAATCTATGGTGTACCAGTCAACAGAAGCTATAGAAGTGAAACCCTGCATGGTTAGATAGTGGTCAACATCCTTTGCAATCTTCACATTGTAATGGCCTGAAGGCGCATCAAGAGGTTTATTAACCCAAGTCTGTTTGTTATTTGCATTAGGGCTCATTGGGGCTCCAAACGTGAGGACGACTTTAAACTCCTCACCAGGTGCTGGAATGGATCTACCAAACGCAGCTGGTGCTTCACCGTGCCCTAGACTAGGTTGGTTCATCTGTGTGAATTGTAGGGTGGTTGTCACAGGATTCCGCGTCCTCATGCCTCCTGGAGTGCTGCCGGTGCAGAGTGCTGGCTTGTTGGACAAAGCATCTTGGTAGCTGGGATACACATAAAAGCTACGAGAGCCAGTTCTGGTTCTCCCGGCAATGAGTTTCACAAACCACCAACCTCCTTTAACTAACCAATTGAATGGAGGAGGCGTGACAAGCTCAGCAGCAGATACAGCTGTATTGAGCACCTGCCATACTGTGTCTGAGGTGGTTCTCTCTCCTGCACGCGCTAGAGTGGTGGGTGTTGTTGAGCGTGCAAGAACTGTTCGTGCAAAATGGCTCCCCTCTGGCACATTCATTATTAATGGTGATCCTGCACTTCCTTCAAATGTCACAGATACTTGATTATCTGTTGACTTGACCAAGTTAACAAGGTTTGGGTTGGCAGCATAACCTGTGAAGCACCACTCTGAAGCAAGTTCAACCAAAAATAGCCCTCCTGTGAACTGCTCATTCTTGTATGAGGACATTGTTCGTCCGAGTGTGTGTATTTCAATGGAGGGTCCCAGGGTGTCAGATGCATTGTCGTTGGTGTTTGTGAGCCACCAGCCATCCCTAGGTCCACCAAGGTCAGAAGGTTTCAATTTAAATGTTGCATTCTTACCAACCGTAACATCAAGATGTTTACGTGCACCTAATCCTGACCAACTAGTAGAAGTAGGCGTGGTAGTGGGGTTAAGTGAGACCCCTGAGACAGTACCATTAACAGCAGATGCACCAACCATAGAGGTCAATTTGACATTCAAATACTTCAACTTCCACATGGAATACTGTGCACCTAGCGCCTGCACAGGGCCAAACTGAGTGCTTCCAGTAGCGTCCTTAACGAGGACAGGGTTGAGGAGAATACACGCCTCAATCTCAGTGGTGCCACTGGTGTTTGACCCGACTGTCCCAAGGGTTGCTGTTGCTCTCTGACATATTGCAGGTTTTGGTCCTGTGACACCCTGTTTCCTGAGTTGCTTATTGACAATGTTACGGACACGTTGAGAAGATTGACGTTTGTCGCGTCCGGGCTGTCTCCTGGCTCTGTTTCTTGAATTGACTGTGATCTTGACTGATTTGTCTCGGCCCCTAGATTGTGAACGGGCCCTTGATTTACTCCTGCTGCGGCCATTATTACTGACCTCAACAGTTACTTGCTTGTTGGACTTGCTAGCCATCACACTTCTTTGGTCCTCCCCTCCAAATGCGATGGAGTTGCTCTTCTGTGAGTCTGGCTGGAAGGCCAGAGTCACGAAGCTGCTTTGCAGTCCGCGAGAGGCAGTGCTCCACATACACCTTAAAGGGGTGGTCCTCTGCCATGAACGCAGCAAGCAACTGATAGCATAGGAGTTTCCCATGGAGTGATTCAAGATCAGGTAATATTTTGTAAGGTTTTAACAGTGATGCCATTAACTTTTCAGGAGAAGTTGGCACAGGCTCAAGGTTTTCATTAACAGTGAAGCCACAAAAGGACAATCCAACTATGCTGTCTCTACAGATAACCTTCCCAGGCTTAACCCACATGCCAAAGATGTCTCTATACATAGTGATCACTCTCTCCTCATAATCATCGGGCACCGAAGGTGTTGTAGAAAGCCTGTCATCTCCATAAACTACAGTGTCATAGGTCTTCCAAAGGTCTCTGTCTGGTCCATTAAAATAAGCAAACTCAAAAGCCTGTAACCAAAAGTTAACCATGTTGTTATCCATTGTTGTTGAAAACTGACCAGATGGATTACCTCGCGTCTGCAAGGTGACTTCACCAGATGGTAGAAGTACATGGCGATTAAGGAGGTTGTTAACATACCATTCATGTACATGTCTGTACTTTTCACGTTGGTCTTTATTGATGAAATTCCACCTAATTTCTTTGATGTGTTTAAAGAGTGCTGGTGGTATAGTTCCATCATAGCGGGTCCAGTCGAACTCAATGAAGTGTTTATTCCCTTTATTTACCAGGCGCTGCATGGTTTTTTTAAAGCCGCCTTCCATTGGTGACCACCCACATTGACCAACTGAGGTGTCGGTATGCTGTTTCATTAAGGCATTCTGATGCGCTTCTAAGCACGCCCCTATCCTGGTGTAAATGGGGTCGGCACACACTATCTGCCGGATATCAGAATTCCTAATTTTTTCCTCCTTAATGATCTCTTTCTTAAGAAATAGGTACCAAAGTACTTCAGGTTTGTCTCCTTTGTAGACCCTAGTGAATTCTCTAATATATGGTGCCCACCCATGTGCTTCCAGGTAATTTTCTTCAGTGTCAAAATAATTCATTTTAGGATAAGCAGGTGTTGAATCAGTGTTTTTCTCAGTTGCAGTTATGTGTATCACTCTAGTATCCTCTAGATACCGAAACTCGCGATAAGTTGCCCAATCAGCGAAAGCACACAACTGTGGATATTCTGAGAAAAAGTCAATTGGTTCTGCATAAAAAAATTTATCAAAAGATTTGATAAAAGCTTGTGGGCCCCATGTGGTTGGTCCGTATTCCTCGAAAGCATGCCAGGTTGGTTCTGGAAGTAGGCCAAGGAGATCGTCCCTGGGTTTCTTATCATCAAAGATGGGTCTATTAATTGGTAAATGGCCTAATAGTGGAAAATTCGCAGGCACGCACCTTCGCTCCCGCGGAGGCTCTAGCAACAATTTCCATGCATCTAATGAGTGGTAGTTTTGGGCCCCTTGGTCTTCTGGGGCCCTTTGTAGTTTTTTGGGGCCTTGTTTTTCGATTTAACCCTTTGGAGAAAACCTTCCAAACCTGCTTCATAAGCTGCTTTGTCGAGCTCAAATACTGCTTCAGGTAATGCACTATAATTCTGAGTCTTTATGGCTGTTTCAATAATCGTTCTAAGCTTGACGATTTTGGATCCAAGGACTATTTCATCTGCCTTAGTCAACCGGTGTGGCGCTGGCAGAATAAACTTGGCATCATCCTCATCCCAGTCAAAATCGTAAGATTCCCAGATTGGTGCCTTGCCGTAAGTTTGTGAGTATGGTTGAGGCTCACTCTTCTGAGGCTTGATAGGCTTCACCACTTGTTGTTCATGTTCTAATTGTTGAGGCTTGGTAGACTTCACCACTTGTTGTTCATATTCTGATTGTTTTTCTTTCTTTTGGGACAAATCAAGTGGTTGTGATTCGACTTCTGGTTCGGGGCAAATTTTTTGCTTGGTTGTTCTCGGGGCAGGAATTGGTTTTGCTTGGTCAAAGTTAATTACTTCAGTATAATCAAATTCTACATCATCACCAACCATTCCCCAGCCATCATCATCTTCATCATAGTAATCTTCATCATCATAGTCAGGGTAGCCAGACCTCTCACCAATAATGCGGTCTATGAGATCAAGGAATGTCTCACGATCAAGACCTTTCTCTAAGAGTTCTCGATACTCTTCCTCGGTAAGAAGTTTCACACCTTTTCTAAGGTTACGCCTGACTCTACCCCTACCATGCTTGGTCTTACCTTTCTTTTTTTGTAGGAATGGTGCAAGTATTCCATTGATTTCATCACGCAGCACCTTCATCTCACGTTCCATTGCAGTTCTGACAAGGTCAACTACATCACTATCGCTGACACTTTTCTGTTCTAGTGCAGCACTAGGTTGTTGTGTAACTACAGTCGTTGCGTTCTCAGTGGCAGAGTTCAGTTGAGCTTTTAGCCGCTCTATTTCCTCTTTGAGCAATTCCACCTGAGATGGGGCTTTCACTGGATGGAAGTCTGCTGGGTCTATTATGACAGCACCTCCAGTGTACCCAGTGTTTGTTTGATGGACTGCTAACACCCGACCATATTTGTCACAGACTGGTGCACCCGACATCCCGTCCTGGGTGCGAACTGCATATGAAAGAGTGTTGCCATGCACCATAGCTGCTGCGGTTGAAACCACAAGATCCTCATTCACATAAGCCATAACTGTGACACAACTATAATCTGGGTTCTTTGATAATTTTAATCTTGCTGTTGGATGCAGGTCACCAGGACAAGTTAAGAATGCTATATCCTTTTCGGGCATGTACCGCACCTTCGCTTCATACATCAAACCCTCATAGCACACATTCACAAAAGTATTATTGCCAACAACATGTGCTGCTGTTACTATGTCATTGCCAGAAAAGAAACCTGTCCCTTTTCCTTCAGGGGTGTCTATAACACATAATGCACCTGGTTTTATGACAACGAATTCGTTGACTCCAACTCGCACCCCTGACTGCTTCAGCTTCTGAAAAAAGTCAAATGCAACATTTTTAATCCTAGTTGGTACAGTGGCCACAACCTTTCCATTAGCGTCACGGATCTCGAACCTGGTGCCAATGAAAACAGTTGCCATACGTATGAACCTACAGGTTAGTATGACAACAAACAATGACGTGGTCGTGCCTGTGAGTGTCAAACATGCATGCCCACCAGCAATTAATACTGCTGTAGCAATAAGGCCACGTATCTGGCTCACATAGTTGGAGTCTTCCATGAAGCACAAGAAGATAATGCCAAGAATTGGTGCTAAGATTGCCAATGTTATTGCTAGCAAGTTGTCAAAATAATAACAAACCATAAGTGTGTTCATAACCCACAAAGTCATAGTGGTGTGAAATGGAATTGTGGGTAGGACAGCCATCCTAAAACCAGACAAGTGGGATGTTGCAAGTGTAACCAAGTCTGTACCAGGGCGGGCGCTCCTCATGACAGTGCCAATAGCAAGAACAAACATAAAAATATTCCACATTTCATAGTAATGGATATAATAGAACACAGTTCTCAACCAATGGGCTCTGGGCACAAAGGCAAAGTTAAGAATTTGCCTCACAGCATCTAGCTTATCACTAATGGTTATGTTTGCTAGTGCAAGCTTGATTCTAAGGTCAAGATTTTCTGTTAGTGTCTCAGTTGAGTACTTGCAGGCAGCTATCATGTCAGTAAATATGGTGTTGTTGGTCTGGCTGTGCGCATAACCCCCAGGTATCAGAGATAAGAATGTAAGCACTGCTCCCATTATTATCCACTTCATCTGTATTTTCCGTGGCTCTGGCTTTGGGATCATCTCCTTCAATCGCACGTTTTCATGTTGAAGGAATTGCACATCCAGAGCGAGGGTGGCTTTCTCTTCTTGGGAGAGACGCAGTCTCTCCTGAAGAGCGTTGGCTTTGTGTATCAGTTTCAAAGATGACATGAGATTTAAGTGCTCTATTGGGTAGATCCCTACCCACTCTTTACCGTCAAATGCGAATGAGCCATATGTTCCATCCTCAAGCCCACCAGTAATCACAACAACTCGTTGGAAATAAGTTTTACCAATGGTGGGAAAGATCAGACCTCTTACGATCCAATCATAAGCTTGTGGAGAATTCCTAACAAATTTGGGAAGCTTTGTTACCATAGTAGGTGTCATCTGCCTACGTGCCATTGTGCTTCCAAAATTGAAATCTTTGTCAGGTTTAGAGCTATAGTATGGCTCACCGTATGCCATATTGTTGTTAATTGTGTGGTAAACGGTCAGAGAAATGTTATCTATACACTGATAAGCCAAAGGCCAATCACCACCCCCCTCTTGG